ATCATTGAGATCAGCAACGTAGATGGTGAACATCAGTTTGAAGTTTTGTCAACCAATGGTGATACATTCCTCGGTGGTGAAGACTTTGACCAACGTTTGATGGACTACATCATTGACGAATTTATGAAAGAGTCTGGGGTTGATCTAAGCAAAGACCAACTTGCTCTACAACGATTAAAAGATGCGGCTGAAAAAGCCAAAATTGAACTATCAAGTGGACAACAAACAGCAGTAAACTTACCATATGTCACTGCTGATGCTAGTGGTCCAAAACACTTAAACGTAAATATCACACGCAGTAAGTTTGAAAGCCTAGTCGATGAACTAATCACACGTAGTATTGAGCCATGTAAAGTTGCTCTTAAAGATGCAGGCGTAACAGCTGATGATATCAGTGATGTCATCCTAGTTGGCGGACAAACACGTATGCCTAAGGTACAAGAAGCAGTTGAGAAACTGTTTGGTAAGGCTCCACGTAAAGACGTCAACCCAGACGAAGCTGTAGCAGTTGGCGCGGCTATCCAAGGTGCTGTACTTGCTGGTGATAAGACCGACGTTCTATTATTAGACGTTACGCCATTATCATTAGGTATTGAAACACTTGGTGGTGTTATGACTAAACTTATTAAGAAAAACACAACTATTCCTACCAAGGCTAGCCAAGTATTCTCAACAGCAGATGACAATCAACCAGCTGTGACAGTGATTATCGCTCAAGGTGAACGTGAGTTTATCAAAGACAATAAAGTACTAGGTCAATTTAATCTAGAAGGTATTGCTCCGGCACGTCGTGGTCAACCACAGATTGAAATCACTCTTGACATTGATGCTAACGGTATCTTAAAAGTAAGTGCTAAAGATAAAAACACTGGCAAAGAAAACAAGATCACTATCAAAGCCAACTCAGGCTTGACAGATGAAGAGATTGAAAAGATGGTACAAGATGCTGAAGCCAATGCTGAAGTAGATAAAAAAGCACGTGAAGTTGTAGAAGCTAAGAACGCGGCTGAAGCACAACTACACGATGTACGTAAAGATCTTAAAGAATACGGTGATAAGATCACTGAAGAACAAAAGTCTAAGATTGAACAAGCGATCAATGAAGTTGAAGATGCGATTAAAACTGAAGATGCTGAAAAGATCAGAGACTCTGTAACCAAGTTGTTTGAACCATTGTCACCTTTGTTACAGGCTAAACAAGCAGCAGAAACTCCGCCAACAGTGGAACCTGGTGCTGAAACAAATTCAGAAAAACCCAGCGATGTAGTTGATGCTGAGTTTACTGAAGTTAAGAAGGATGCCGAATAAGGGTCCTTCATTTAATCTTGCTTAACTATAAGGAGAATAAGCTATGAAACAAGTATATATTAACACCCTGGATATTCCAAGTATCCAAAGATTTGCAGTTGGATTTGACCGCATGTTTGATGAACTCAGCCGTACAGCTGGTACATTGAATGCTAGTAACTATCCACCTTACAACATCATCAAAGAAAGCGAAACTATCTGGAAGATTGAAGTAGCTGTAGCGGGCTTTGATGAAAGTGAATTGGATGTTGAAATCGTCAACAACGAACTAGTTGTTACTGGTGCTGTCGACAAAGAAAACAAAGTAGAAGCGCAGTATCTACATCAAGGTATCGCTGGCCGTGACTTTGAACGCACATTTGCTCTTGCAGAAAATGTTGAAGTCAAAGGGGCTCAAGTTAAGAATGGTATCTTAACTGTTACTTTGGAGCATATCGTTCCAGAGTCAGCCAAGCCAAAAAAGATTGCAATTACCTTTCAGAAGTAGTATAATATAATAGTCAGGGGTAAGGAAACTTACCCCGCTATTAGAAAGAATCTAATCATGTCAAAAACATTTGAAAAGGAATTTATGGGTACCAAGGCAGTTACAAAAACAAAACCAACCCCTAACTTTGATCTTAAAGAGCCAATGCATTATAAGGTTATCTATATCAATGATAATGTAACCACTATGGAATTTGTCGTTGAAAGTTTAGTTACTGTATTCAATCACAGTCCAGAAGATGCCGAAGCAATTACCTTAAGGATCCATGAAGACGGAAGTGGCGTAGCCGCAATATTACCTTATGAGATGGCTGAACAAAAAGGTGTAGAAGTTACACAGTTAGCTCGATCAAACGGATTTCCTTTACAAATTAAATTAGAACCCATTGAATGATATTCAACAAAGTACAGGAACTAAAAGCACAAGGACTGCGCATAGGATTCACGGCAAGCCAATTTGATATGTTACACGCAGGTCATATTGCCATGTTAAGTGAAGCTCGTAACCACTGTGATTATCTTATTGCTGGTTTACAAAACAATGCCAGCTGGGATCGTCCAGAAAAGAATGCACCAATTCAATCAATCGTAGAACGACAAATACAGTTAGCGGCAACACGCTATGTAGATGAGATCGTAGTTTATAATACAGAAAAAGATCTTGAAGATATCTTACTTACTTTACCGCTTGATGTACGTATCTTGGGTGTAGAATATAGAGATAAAGAATTTACAGGTCGTGATATCTGTGTGTCACGTGATATTGAATTGATCTATAACAAGCGTGATCATAGTTTTAGTTCTAGCAGTTTACGTAAACGTGTAGTTGAAGCAGAAAGTAAAAAATAATGGATATAATGTTAGACTTAGAAACACTAAGCACTCGTCCAGATGCTACTATCTTGACCTTTGGTGCTTGCAAGTTTAGTCCATACGATCAAGAACCCATAGACAAAGGCATTTATTTCCGTGTCAGTGTAGATGAACAGATCGCACTTGAACGCCACGTAGACGATAATACTGTTGAGTGGTGGGGACGTCAAGCAGATGATGTCCGTGAAGAAGCCTTGGGCGAAGGTGATCGTATCGGCTTAGAACAGTTTACACAAGAGTTAAATAGATTTATAGTAGGCGCTGATAACATCTGGGCACAGGGTCCTGTGTTTGACATCGTTATCTTAGAAAATCTATATAGGCAATTAAATTTACCTTGCCCTTGGCAATTCTGGCAGATCCGTGACAGTCGTACATTATTAAGCACACATGGTGATCCTAGAGATAAAAACAAAGCAGGCCTGCACAATGCCTTAGAAGATGCAGTAAGTCAAGCACAGGCAGTGCAGACTGTGTTTAAACAATGCGGTATTACGGAGAAACGTTGATGCAGTTAATATTTGGGCGTGAAAACGCAGAACAATTAAAAGAACGCTATACGGTATTAGAATTAGAAACTGTAGAAAAAGATGGCACTAGTTTAGAAGTATTTTGCTTGATTCCAGGTGAAAAAATAGGTATTCCTGATCTACCACAGTTAGAAAATTGGAAACAGTTACACACTGACTTCCTGCATGGATATCATACACAGCAATACGAATACTGCCGCCAATGCATAGAGCATTTAATGGGCAAATTTGGTGGTGAAGTAGATAGTTTTTATCAAGAAATCCTCAAACGCATCAACAGCGCAGAAGCAGCAAATCCAGACTAATCTAGTCAACAATATACCTAGTTAATTTATAGCGGTTCCGAGTAAATAGTAATAAGGAGCCGAGAAAATGAAACTATGTATTTCATTCCTACTATTGTCAGCAGCGTTTGCGGTATCTGCACAACCCTTGCCTGATTACACATTTAAGAGTCCAGCATTTAACGGTAATGGTTATAGTGCTCATATCCTCACCATCGAAAATCAAGAACATAATCGCAGAGAAGCCATACAAAAAGAAATACAGGCCAAGCTAGAAAAAGAAGCCAACGAGGCTAAAAACACCAATATTTCCAAGTTTATGAACAACTTGGAATCACGTATCTACGCACAGATCAGCCAGAACTTGGCCACTGCTATGTTTGCTGAAGGTGGCGGAAACTCAGGCACACTTAATTTTGAAGGTAACATAATCAATTGGACTAAATCCAGCACTGAGATCACCTTAAATGTAACAGATTATGTAGGAAGTTCTACCAGTATCACTATACCGTTAGGACAATTTGTATTCCAATAATATGAAAAAATTGTTAGCTGTGTTCATGTTGTTCTTGCTTGTAGGTTGTGCTACAACCAGCAAGTTCAGCTCACCTGAAAAGCCAACACAGGTCAAGAACCTGATGCAGAAAGAGTTTGATACTATACCACCACCAGCAGGCAAGCCAGTGGTAGTAGCAGTATATAGCTTTTTAGATAAGACAGGACAACGTCGTCCTGCGGCAACTATCGCTAACTTGTCAACTGCGGTCACACAGGGTGCTGATGCATTCCTTATCAAAGCACTAGGTGATGTAGGGCAAAGTCGTTGGTTTACTGTAGTTGAGCGTGTAGGCATTGACAGCTTGACCAAAGAGCGTCAATTGATCCGCCAGATGCGTGAAGCCTACGATGGTGCCAACGCCAAACCATTGAGTCCAATGATGTTTGCTGGGGTGATCATAGAAGGTGGTATCACAGGCTATGATTCAAGCACCAAGAGCGGTGGCTATGCGGCACGTATATTAGGCATAGGTCCACAAACACAGTATAGTGAAGACATAGTAACAGTTAGTTTGAGATTGATCAGTGTTAATACCGGCAAGGTCTTAGCCAGTGTTAACGTGCAGAAAACGATCTACAGCACCAGCGATAGTTTGGCAGTGCTG